TGAAAAGTTTAAAGCATTAAAAATGCTTATGGAAGAAGTTGAGGGGGCATAAAAGCATGGGTTATTTATTTAAGATACTTACTTATATCAAAACACATAAACGCACCGCACAGGTCATAATTCCTATGTTAGTGATCATACTCATTTGTATGGGGTGCTATCACATGTACAAACAGAAACAGATTGAAAAGCCTGTTGTGATTACACAACAACAATCTAAATCACCTACAGAATTGTCAAAGGCAATTCATGTAACGGAACAACAAGCACAAGAAGTTATTTCCATAAAAGAAAGAACTCAACCAGTAGCAACATACTATACGCAAGCACCTACAGTAGAACAAGCTGCAGAAAAGGTTAAAAAGGATATTGCACATAGCAACCCTAACTTACCTAAAGCAGCTACAGAAAAATCTGATAGAACCGCAGTAGTTGCTAACACAGACGAGCAAAAAGTCGATGTATACAAAATCAAACTAGATAAGCCACATAGCATACTAGCTGGTGTAACTGTAATGACAAATGGTGAAGTATACGAAACAGTAGGCTATGAAGATAAACGCTTTGAGGGGTTAGCGCACTTTAAAGGTTTAGAATTTAAAGGTGCATCCGCATTAGTTAAAGTTGTGAGATGGTAGGTGATCCAAATATCTCCGCAACTACACGGCTTGTAGCAAATGGTTATTATTAATTAATGGTGGTGTTATGAGTACATTATATCTTGATGATGATATGATGCCGTATGCTGATATATTTCTAAAAGCCATAACCAATATTGAGGCATTGGGTTATTCTTTTAAACCTAATTTGTTAATTCACAAATATACTGGTAGGAGCAAAAAACGATTAGGCACGACATATTGTTATCCAAATGATGATTTTTGTTTAATTGAATTAAGTACAGATAATCATAAAGATGGTATTACTATAGATACAATTTATCACGAATTAGCACATGCCACTATTGAGTGTCATTTTAAAGGACACGGAAAAGAATTTAAGCAAATACGAAAGAAAATTATTGATGCTTATAATATTGATATTGGTGGTGCGGTATTAAAAATGGAGTAAAAAATATGGCAAAGACATTTGAATTTAATGGTAAGACTTATAATTTTGCAGAAGATATTCAAGTTCCGCAAGAGGGGTTATTCGAGGCGACATTAGTTGATGAAAACAACCATCGATGCGAAATGATTTTTAGGAACGGTGTACTATTCCGATTAACTGAATTAGATTAAATAAATTGAGGGTAGCGTAATTGCTACCCTCTTTTTTATTTGCCGTCAAAAATTCGTCAAAAACTCATTTTGAAATATGCTATTTTCTGTTATTAATTTTACTAAACCATGACATAAAACTTTGATTATTACAATGCATTTTGAAATATGAAATATTTTAAACCGATATACCCTTTTATGATTGTTAAAAATGTATTCTTAAATAAGTGCTTGTTTACTGCATCTTTTAGTTGTTGAATATCCAATTCGTCAAAAATCGTCAAATTTTTTAACCAAAAATATTAGCAACTGCATTTGATGCCGCTGCTTTCATCTCACTACTAAAATGCAAGTATGTTTTCATCACCATGGCTGGAGTATCACCGAGCAATGATGATACTGTTTTTACATCAAGACCATTAGCCAATAACTTTGTGGCATAGGTATGCCTTAGACTGTGCGCCGATAGATCATCTCCGAATTGTTTTATGTAGGTGTTAATTTGACATTTAACCCCATTCTTTTTAAATGGGTTGAGAACTAAATTATATTCAAACTCTAACTCATGTGATTTATATTCCATGAGTATATTTACCAATATAGGTGGAATTGGCAAAATTCGCACCGAATTGGCGGTTTTAGTTTTCTCGAAGGTAATTACACCCTTGACATATTGAAGCTGCTTATTGACGGAAATTTTGCGATTTTCTAGGTCTATATCATTCCACGTTAGGCCGTACACTTCACTTAATCGCATACCGGTATAGCGTGCTATTTGTAAAAAGTAATAGGCTTGTGGATATTTTTCCCTCATATATTTAATGAACTTATTCAAATCTTCATCGGAAATAGTATGGATCGCATTCTTACGTTCCACACGTGGTAACCTAACACCAATACATGGGTTATCACTAATAATCTTGTAAGGGTTGATTGCTATATAAAATATACGACTAACCACTTTATAATACGATGTAATAGTAGCAGGTGAAGAAACCATATTATTTACCACGTTTTGTATGTGTATTGGCTTAACGTCCGATAATTTCATATTGTGAATTGATTTGTAGGCATCCACGGCATGGCGGTACATATTTAATGTATTGTGCGTAATGTGGCTTTTTTTGATTTCAAGGAACATATCAGCAAATTCCTTGAAAGTTAATTCTTTTAGTTCAGTATCCTTGGTGAGTAGTGCGGTTTTGTCTAATTCCTTAACTATTACGTGTCCATATTCCTTAGCCTCACGTTTTGTTTTGAACCCTTGCTTAGATTTCTGTTTCCATTTATAGCCGTCTTTATAAGCAACTATAATTTGAAAGCCTTTATCCTTTTTCCTAATAGTGAAATTGTATTGCATAATTCACCTCATAATATATGCGTGTAGAAGTTTATTCCCTCAAACTTTATTTCCCTTGCGTGTGCCATGCGTTCCAACAAATCTATATGTGCATGACTGTACATATCGTCATTTAATATATGACCTATCTCATGTAATATGCCTTTGCGTTGAACATCGATAGGCTTATCGCTATTAACTAAGATGGTATAAGTGCCATCATCATTTAAAGTAAGTACTGCATTCTGACTGGGTCTTAATCGTGTGTAAATCAAAACTATATTCATAATACTTAACCCCCTTATGGGAATATTATATCTCATAATATGTGTATAAAATTACACATTACTTATTTGTAATTGTATGAAATAACCATGCTAAAACAGAAGTGATCCATATAGACATTGAAGAAACAATACCTATACTTAAAATAAAATTAGGCTTGTAATTAATAAACAATATATTTAATAGAATTGAAATGATTAACCACGGAACAAAAACTTCATATGATTTATCTTGTTTAGAATAAAATAATATAAATAATAATGTAGCAATGATACCTACAATACCAGATACAGTAGTATAACCAAAGAAATAAGCTACTATAGATATAACAGAAAATAGCAATTCCATATTATTTACCCTCACGTTTCTTTAGCATTTCGATTGTGTTAATAACAAAATCAATGTCGTCCTTAGACATATCTTTGCTTGCATCAAATAAAATTCTAAGATTAGGGTTGTCTTTTACCGCTTGTGCATATTCCGATACTCTTTGATCATTGTAATAGTGCAAACCCATCAAATCTTCTGGAGTTGTATTTAAAGCCTCAGCAAATGCAAAGATTTTAGATTGAGCCAAATCAATTTTACCGCTTTCGATTTTAGCAATGGTTGTTCTGTCTTTGTAACCAACTTTTCTCGCCAACTCATCTTGCGACATTTTTAAGTTTTCTCTTAATTTTTTTATATTGTCATATAGCGTCATATCATATCACCTCTTTGTGTCATTATCTATTATGATTTTAAAGATAACGTGAAAAAAAATCAACTTTTTTAGGAAAAAGTGTTGACACATATTCACCATGATGTTATATTATGAGTGTGAATTAAATTCACACAATGAAAACGAAAGGGGGTGTAGAATGGATACATTAAAAAAGATTATTAATGCTAAGGGTTTTAAATTAAATTATGTGGCTAGTGAGTTAAATATCACTACAAGAGGGCTACATAAAAAACTACGAGGTGATACAGAGTTCAAAGCATCTGAAATTGCAAAGTTAGTAGAACTATTAAAACTATCTGATAAAGATACTAGAAATATTTTTTTTAAATAAAATAGTGATTTTAAATCACATAAGGTGGTGAGATATGAAAGAGGTTGAAAGTTTAGTTTATACCGTATCAGATGTAGCGAAACTTTTTAAATGTACAGAAACAAGTGTATATAACATGAGAAACCAAGGCATACTTCATCAAATAAAAGGAATAACTGGAGTTAGGTTCAGTAAAAAGGAAGTTGAAAGCCTAATAGGACTAGATGATGAATACACACCAATGGCATATAGAAAGTTGAAAGCAGAGGTGGAAAGCTTAAAACAAGAAAACAAGCAACTAAAAAACGGCATAAGAAAAATCACTAGCCAAATGCTAGTGATCGTAGGAGAAGAATTATGAAAATGTTACAACTTCCTGACGGAAGATTAATTACAGACATGCAAATTATGACAGGCAAAGGGTTATCAGATTTAGACCTTGCCTATATTGATGCAGTAGGTATCTTACCAAGAGTTGAGGTTGAGGACAAGGAAAATGATTAAAGTATGTTATGCACTAAGAATTGCAGGTGTAATTCTAGCAGTAGGTGCGATGGGTAGTCTTGAATTAGATACTATCGATTACTGGACATGGTTTTTACAAACTATGTTAGGAGTTACACTTTGGTTTTTAACTGGATATTGGATAGAAGAAGTTCAATATTATAAAAAAAGAAAAGTCCGCTGTGAAAAGTTTTAGAAGAAGTTTCAGCGGACTTTGTGTAGAAGTATTGGAAAATACTCTACTTGTATTTTAACACAAGTATAAGGAGAAATAAATGGAAATTAATTTGACGCCAGTTGTTAGCAAAAATGAACAAATTTTCACTTGGAACAAAGATGAAATCAAATCTTACTTTGAGGAACAATTAGAAAAGTATAAAGGCCTTGTAGTAACGGAAGAAAATTATAAGGACATGGTAAGTGCTAAGAATGAAATCGTTAAGTATAGAACAACGCTTGATAAATTCTGTAAAGAGAAAAAACGAGAACTCAAAAGACCGATTGAATTGTTTGAGGAAGAAGTAAATGAAGTATTGAAAGTTGTTTACGATGCAGAAAAACCACTTGCAGAACAAATCAAATACTTTGATGAAAAAGAGGCACAAGCGAAAACTGATGCCATTAACAAGTTTATTGAAAAGATGGTTGAGAAATATGGAGTGCGTGAAGAATACGCAAATCAACTTCAACATGATAAACGCTGGTTAAATAAAACGGCAAAAATGAAAGACATTGAAACCTCTATTGAGGGAATGATGATTGAAATTGCAAAGCGCCAACAATCAGACGATGACTACAAACAAATCTTAGCAGAGAAAAAAGGCATGATTGAGTTCGTTGTAGATACTTGTAATCAACAATACGAACTAGCAACACCGATTACATTTGATGAATGTTGGAGCGTGGTAAAAGATATGCCATTAGATCAGGCTAGAGAGTTTATCAACGCAAAGTTTGCAGAACGTAACGAAATGGAAGAGGCTGCACGAGCAAGCATTACAAATGAACCAGTTGAAACAATCGAAGTTGTAGAAACAAAAACTGGCTTAACGGTAACTGTTTATGACTTAACCGAAGATGATGCAAAAGATTTGACTGATTTCTTGGAAATGCGTGGTTACAAGTACAAAGAGGTATAGATGGATATTAGATATAATGCGGTAAAAACTGTACCGCAATCAGCGTTAAAGGTAATCGACTTTGGGAGACTCAAAGGAAAATACGATATTTCCCCTCAATGGCGATGGGAAATATTAACGGAAACATATGGGCTGTGTGGCATTGGTTGGAAGTTCGAAATTGTTAGTAGTCAACAAGTACCAGTTGAAGAAACAAAAGAAACCATGTTGTATGTGTTGGTAAATCTATATATCAAAGATGGTGATACATGGAGTGAACCAATTCCTGGCTATGGTGGTGATTTCTTAATCTATAAAGATAAAAATGGTTTTCATGGAAATGATGAGTCATTCAAAATGGCGGTTACCGATGCATTAGGTACTGCAGCAAAAATGATTGGTGTAGGTGCTGATGTATACCGAGGTTTACAAGATACCAAAATTAATGCAGCGGCAGAAAAGGAAAAGAAAGAAAAAGAATTTGACCCTCACAATGCATACGCAATCGTATTGAAAATGGCAAGCGAACATGGGATAAGCGAAGAACAAGTAGGACAACAACTTACAAAAATGTTTGGTGTTGGTGTAATTGATAACGTTACAAGAGACCAAATGTCTAAACTTTATGACTGGGTAAAAGGCTATGAAGTGGACAACAAGTAATATTGAAACACTCCGTAGTCCGCTAGGGGTGATGGTAGTAATACCAGCACCACATGACAATGATCTATCAAAGATTACTACTGACAAAGAATATACAGTAGAAATCAAACGCAAAACTAAATCAAGAAGTCTAAATGCTAACTCTTACTGCTGGCTTATAGCACAGAAGATTGCAGTTGAATTAAGCAAGCATAGCTACACAACAAAAGAGGATGTGTACAAAAAGGCTATCAAGGACTGTGGACACTTTACATATATTCCAGTCCGAGAAGATGCAGTTGAACGCTATATTCAAATATGGCAATCGCACGGCATCGGATGGTTAGCCGAAGATGCTGGCGAGTGCAAAAGCATCAAAGGTTATCACAATATAATGTGTTACCACGGCAGCAGCGTTTATAACACAAAAGAAATGGCAAGACTAATTGATTGTCTAACAGATGAATGTGAACAATTAGGTATCAAGTTAGAACCTAGTGAGTACATCCAATCTCTTATAGAGGGGTGGGAGAGTGAACAATCGAAAGAAAAGGGATAACAAATTATATTCAGTAACACGTAAACAAGCCTATGAACGTGATAACGGACAATGCGTTATATGTGGCTACAGGGCTGAACAATGCCATCACATAGTATTCCGTTCACAAGGCGGTTTGAGTGATTTGAGAAATCTAGCTTGCTTGTGTATGCAATGCCACAATCAAGCACATGGTGTGTTTGCAAAAGAGATACGTAAACACTTATTAGAAGAAATAGAAAAGAGGACAGATGAGTATGAACGAATTAGTAATGATTAGAGCCTACATTGAAAACCGCATTGAAGTTTACAAACTAGACCAAGGCGACAAAACATTCAATAACAGATTAATTGAAGAACTAAGTGCAATCTATGCGATGGTCGATAGTGTATTGGATGTGGAAAATGAAAGTAAAGAAATCGCAAAAGTGCTTACTAAAATTGCTATGCTAGGCAAACCCTTAACAGAAGAAGAGTTTATCGAAAGTCTAAACAAGGACTAGCCTATGAGCGATAACAAAAAATATTACTATCTTAGATTAAAAGATAATTTCTTTGATAGTGATGAGTTGAAGATATTAGAAAGCATGAAAGATGGCTACTTGTACAGTAATATTCTTTTGAAACTCTATCTACGAAGTCTAAAGAATGATGGAAAATTAGTTGTTAATGATCGCATTCCTTATAACGCAGAAATGCTGGCAAGTGTAACTGGACACCAAATAGGAACAGTTAAACAAGCACTATCAATCTTCAAAGATTTAGGACTAATCGATGTGTTAGAAAATGGTGCAATCTATATGTTGGATATTCAAAACTTCATTGGTAGAGGCAGTAGTGAGGCTGATAGAAAGAGAGAATATAGACAACGAATAGAAAGCGATAGGACAAATGTCCTGACAAACGTCCGACAAATCTCCGACAAAACTCCACCAGAGATAGAGATAGAGATAGAGTTAGAGAAAGATATAGAGATAGAGAAAGATAGTAGTGCAAAAAGCACTACAACAAAACGCAAGCGTTTTGAAAAACCTACTCTATCTCAAATCGAACAGTATTGTATCGAACGAAACAATACTGTAAACGCTGAACAGTTTTTTGATTACTATGAAAGCAACGGCTGGAAAGTAGGAAAGAACTCCATGAAAGATTGGAAAGCAGCGGTTAGGACTTGGGAACGTAACAGATATGATCAATCTGTTAAATCAAAAAATAGTAAAACTGATGCAATGAACGTAGTAAAGGAGTTGATGGAAGAATATGAACAATCAGCAACAGATAGTGAAAGCGCTATCGATGTTACAGATAGCGTACAGTACTGATATGTCAAAGGAACGCATGAAGTTATATGTTTCAATGCTTTCAAACGTCAACCCAATCACGTTAGAACAATCTGTAGCGAACTTAATTAATCGTTGTAAGTTTCTGCCAACAATTGCAGAAATCAGAGAGGAATGTTCCGCATTAAGTGCCTTTGTAAATGCACATGAGGAACTGCCAATTGCACAAATCGAATGGGAAAAAGTGATTAAGGCAGTAGGTGCTTATGGCTTTGAACATGGAAAAGAGCATTTACAAGGTATAACCTTACAAGCTGCAAATACTATATGGTCTTCATTTAACCCTAGAATGGGGAATGAATATAACGAGGCAAGTTGTAGATCACAATTCATTAGATGCTACGAGCAACTAGCGGAACGTGAAACACACCGTCAACGGATGGCAAATTCGATTAAAGACAATCACTTGTTATTAAAAGCAAGAGAAAAAGCAGAACGTGAACGTGCATTGATTGGTGCTGGACAAAAGAAAATCGAAATGACTGCTACTGGTAACTTGGTAGAAGTAGCCAAAGCACCAGTTGATGCTGAAAAAATAATCGAGGAAAGTGAAATATCTGACGAGGGAAAAGAATTGTTAAAACAAGCAATAGGGGGATAGATGAAACAAAAGCCAAAGGAATTTGAAGTGAGTTGTAATGTATCGTTCAATGTTAGCTTTACAGTACTTGCAACTAGCGAGGAACAAGCTAGAGTGAAGATTGATAACCTACTTGAAATTATGCGGAATGAGGCAACAGTCGATTGCCACATTCACGAAGATTATGATGTGTACATTGATGATACAGAGGCATCATTGAATGGAATGTATTACTACTAAGGAGAATTGAATGAATACAGTACAGATTTTAGGTAATTTAGCACGTGATCCAGAAGTGCGTTATACCCAAAGTGGTCGAGCGGTGGCCACTTTTACGGTAGCAGCAACTAACACCTATATTGACTCCACAACAAATGAAACGAAAGAACAAACCGCTTTCGTAAACTGTGTGGCATGGGGCAAGTTAGGCGAAAGCGTAGGTAATTTGCGTAAAGGCAATAGAGCGTTTGTTGAGGGGAGACTTCAAACACGCTCTTATGAAACACAAGATGGGCAGAAACGCTACGTAACGGAAGTGGTAGCTGGCTTTGTCGGAACATCATTGATGAATGATGATAACGCACCAAGCAATTTTGATAGTTTTGCAGATGATAAAGGCAACGATGAAAATGTTCCGTTTTAAGGAGTGATAAAGATGGTTGAATTATTAGTTGTGGCGAGTTGTGGAACTGCTACATATAAAACAGAAACATATAAAAATAAAGAAATGTTTCAAAACGATATTGAAAATGTGAATGATGGCTATAAGAAGTTAATTACTTTTACAGACAAATTTGGAAAATTCGTTGCCGTATCTCCTGTTAATTGCGTTATCGAATGTGAAGATTGCGAGGAGTGAGTAACAATGCTAGTTAAAGATGAAACAAAATATTGTTGGTGTGAAGATGAATACGCTGGCGAACCGCAAAATAGCATTAAAGAGGCTATCGAAGATTATGTCAATAATGAATATGACTACGGTGATTTTGATGCTTTAAGTCGAGAAGAATTATTACAAACAACAATAGAGATAGGTCATCCATACCGATATGTACCTGAGGTAGATGGTGAACGTGTGATTTGGAATGTGTGTGATTACAACTTAAATGATGAAATTGCAGAATATTCAGATGATTACATGAAAGATGTTAAACACGAACACATGGATGAATTAAGCGAAGAACTAACGAAAGTATTCCAAGCATGGGAAAAACGTCATGGGTACGAAAACAAATCATGGGTTGTACAAGAAACAAAAACTTATCGTATTGAAGATTATGTAAAGGAGTAAGTTTTAACACGAAATGAAAATTCTTGATGCGTGTTGCGGTTCTAAAATGTTTTGGTTCGATAAAGAACATGAAGAAACTGTTTATATGGATAACCGCACATTAGACACAACGCTATGCGATGGTAGGAAGTTGATTGTAAAACCTGATGTGATGGCAGATTTTTGCAAGATGCCTTTTAAAGATGAAAGTTTTCACCTTGTGGTGTTTGACCCACCTAACTTATTAAAAGCTGGCGATAAATCATTCCTAGCGTTGAAATATGGGCGATTAGAACAAACATGGCAAGAGGATATTAAACAAGGTTTATCTGAGTGTTGGCGAGTACTAAAACCAAATGGAACGATGATATTTAAGTGGAATGAGGAACAAATCAAGTTACCAATGGTTAAAGGGTTACTTCCTAGTGAGCCAATATTTGGCCAACGTAGAGGTAAAACAGTATGGTTAGTATTTTTTAAGGAAAAGGAGAAATAAACATGAATAAGATTGTATCAGCTTTATTGGTAGTAGTTATGATTGGTGCGGTAGTTTGGAGTTTTGCGTTTGGTGTTCCAATGTATATGGTGTGGCAGCAACAAAAGGCAGGTGAGGCAGAACTTGCTAGAGCGGAACAAAATAGACAAGTTGCAGTATTAGAGGCTAAGGCAAAACTAGATAGTGCTGAAAGCCTAGCACAAGCGGAAGTTAAACGTGCAGAGGGTACTGCAAAAGCAAATCAAATCATCGGTCAATCATTAAAAGGTAATGAGGCATACATCCATTGGTTGTGGGTGGATACATTGAAAGATAGTAAAGACCAAATCATTTACATTCCAACAGAGGCAGGTGTGCCAATTACTGAAAGTTTCAGATTGAAAGAAAGCAAATAGCCTATGCATATTTGGGGGTTATTTGATGATGGTAATGGCTGCTATCGTCAAGCAGTAGATGAATATAACGTGAATATGGGGGGGCAACACACAATAACATCAATAGGCATTGGTGATGCGTGTATCAACCAAGACCTAGCAGTTAATACGCTACATAAACCTAACGCACTATGGGAACAGTTGGACTTGCTAGATAGACCAGATGTTATTCTAGCTAGTCCACCATGTGAAAGCTGGAGCGTAGCAAGTGCGATGAAAGGTGGAAATGCTTGTTGGAAACAAGAAAAGGATATGACTATAAATTTATTTGGTGAATATGAACAAGGAAGTAAATTCACAATCAGAAATCACATTGATTATGAAAACTACCAATTCAAATATGATAAGTCGTTCCTAACACGTATCAATGGTGAAATGTGCATCTACAACACATTGAAAATTATTGAGCGGTATCAGCCTAAAGTATTCGTGATTGAGAACCCAGCATATGGGCGGATATGGGAATATATAGCAAATGTAATAGGGTTTGATGTTCCTTATAAAAATCTAACTTATTACAACTGTTATGACTACCCAATAAAAAAGCCTACAAAGTTTGGTAGCAATATTGATTTAAAATTATTGTGTGATAATTCTAAATCAGGTGTTGAGTGGTGTACATACAAAGGGCTTGGCAAAAATAGATATAATGCACGATCGCATATTCCGTTGGAGTTAGTAAAAGATATTTTAAAACGATGTGAACAATATGTAGAGGGGTGAATAAGTGAAAGTAGAACTATTTAATGATAATTTTCAAAATTTTAAAAGATATGGAATACCCAAAGCACAGTTGGTGATTGCTGATATACCATACAATCTAGGAAACAATGCCTATGCCAGCAATCCTATGTGGTATGTAGACGGCGATAATAAGAATGGAGAAAGTAAAAAGGCTGGTAAAGCATTCTTTAATTCTGATTACAACTTCAACATTGCAGAGTATTTTCACTTTTGCAATCGGTTGCTAAAAAAAGAACCTAAAGAACGTGGACAAGCACCTTGTATGATAGTTTTTTGTAGTTATCAACAGCAACCAATGGTGATTGAGTACGCAAATAAACACGGTTTTAAAAATTATATTCCTATTACCTTTAATAAAAATTATAGTGCGCAAGTTTTAAAAGCAAATATGCGTATTGTTGGTGCGACTGAATATGCGCTAGTTTTGTATCGTGAAAAACTTCCTAAGTTTAATAACAACAAAAAAATGATATTTGATCACTTTGAATGGAAACGAGATAACAAAAACCTAGTACCTAATATTCATCCAACGCAAAAACCTATAAGTGTACTTAAACGATTAATTGAAATCTTCACAGATGAGGGTGATGTTGTGATTGATCCAGTAGCTGGTAGTGGTAGTACATTGAGGGCTGCTATGGAGTTAGGACGAAGTGCATATGGTTTTGAAATTGATAGAAAAATGTATGCATTAGCAAAAGAAAAGATGTTAAGTGATGTTAAAATTCAAACAAATTTATTAGAGTTTGCTAAATAGAAATGATGAGGTAATTAAATGACAGTTAAAGAACTTATACATGAACTCATTGATATGCATGATGATTTGAACGTTGATGTGGTTTGTGTGGCGAAAGATGGAATATTACATGAAGTTGAAGTGGTTGATATTAACCTCATTAATTCGGAAGTGCGGTTGGTTATGGGAGATGGGTATTAATGCCAATAAATAGCAAACAAAAAGGTGCTAGAGGCGAACGAATGTGGCGAGATGTGTGCCGTGCTAATGGGTTCGATAAAGTCCGTAGAACTGCACAGTATTGTGGTAATACAGGTGATGCATCAGACTGTGTGGGCCTACCAAATATTCATCAAGAAGTGAAATTCGTGGAAAATCTAAATGTACGCAAGGCGTATGAACAAGCGGAACACGATGCACAGAAAAGTGGCGATATGCCTATAGTAGCTTGGAAAAAAAGCAATAAGCCTTGGTTAGTCGTAATGAGTGCGGATGATTTCTTCCGTATATACAAAGAAAGTGAATGGAGTGAGGAACATGGAACAAATGAAAGTGAAATTGGTTAATGAATACGCACAACTACCAACAAGAGGTAGTAAGGATGCAGCTGGGTTAGATTTGTATTGTCCGTTTGATGTGATCGTGCCAGCGGATAGTCAAAAGAAAATACCTTTAGGAATAGCAATTAAAATTCCTGGTGGTTGTGTAGGGGTGCTAGCACCAAGAAGTAGTCTACATAAAACACCGCTTAGAATACCTAATAGTGTAGGCATCATAGATAGTGATTATGTTGGAGAAATATGTGCAATATTTGACAACGTATCATGCAAAGATTACACGATTAAACGTGGTGAACGTATAGCACAATTAATTGTGATGCCAATCATTAAAACAAACGTTATTGAAGTTGACGATTTAGGAGAAACTGAACGTGGCGAAAATGGTTTTGGTAGTACTGGAAAATGATTAAACAAGCATTAGTTAGTGGTGCTAAATCTGATAAATGGTATAACACCTATTAAAGTAATAACAACAATGCTTATGAGTAAATTGAAAGAGAGCAAATAATATGGAATGGTCAGAAATCAAAGAACTAATCGATGAAAAGTATAGTGAAAGTGGAGTTAGTGTTCTTGTTAATAATGAATTGCTTTGTGTAACAAGAGTATCTGTTGATTTGGACACAGATGAAATTATATTGATTACAGAAAAGAAAGTTGAAAAGGAATAAAGAATGTGGAAGAAAGATAGTTTTTTTAATGCGTTATTGGTGTGTATGATTGTTTGGATTTTTACGTTATTAATCGGAATGACACTTATTATGTTTAAACACATATTATTTAATGTTGGTTGATGATTAGGATATGGGCGGTGAAATATCCGTCCTGTTATAAGAGGTGAATAATATGATTAGAAAATACAGAAAGAAACCGGTAGTTATTGAAGCTATGGTATTTGAAGATACAATAGACTGTTTACATGAATTATCTGATTTTATGTATGGCAAAGGCAAAGAAGTAAGAGTTAATTATTGGGATAAAGATAATCCTAAATTAATTATTGATACCTTAGAAGGTCAAATGCAAGCTAGTGTAGGTGATTATGTTATTAAAGGTATTTCAGGCGAATTTTATCCTTGCAAACCTGATATTTTTGATATGACATATGAAGAGGTGGAAAAAGTATGATCACAGATGAACAAGGAAGAAAATGGTTGCTTCAAAAGTTATATGATAATGGATGGCGGTATTATGTTAAGAATATTGGTGGAGATGTGTTCTTAACAAAAAAAGAGCCAGTTATGATTGATAATATATTAGATATAAGAAGTGGTGGACTTACTAAGCATGTGAATGTGATGGCAGAAATAATGCCTAATATAGATGAAGGTATAATGTTAAACATTGCAGAAGAATTAGGTATTATTGACTGGTCTAAAGTGCCAGTTGATACACCTATATTAGTTAGTAACGATAATAAAGGATGGATTAAAAGATATTTTGCGAGATACGAAGATGGAAATGTATATTGCTGGTTAAATGGGAAGACATCATGGACTGCCATTTGTGAACTTTCGATTGGACATTGGGACTACGCAAAACTAGCAGAGGTATAAATACATGATGTACTTTTTATTCTTTTGTTTATTAATTGCAGTAGGTAGTACCAAAGATGGATGGGCAAATGCAATTATATTTATAGCGTGGTGCGTATTGGTGTATTTGATAGCTATAAATGGTGGTTTTAAAGAGTGAGGTGATTTGTATTTGAGCGAACTATCAAAGGAAGAAAAGAGATTAATAAATAGCGCTAAAGAATACCTAGAGCCGTTAAAAACAGTAGATAAAGACCTTGAGTTAATGGTGATGGAAATAAAAGAATTACAAAGTAACATAACAACGATTAGTGCTATTGATTACTCAAAAGATAGGGTAAGTGGTGGCGGTGTTCCTTGTGGATTGGAAAATAGCGTTGCAAGATTTATTGACATAGAAAAGGAACACCGTAGACGGCTTGATGAGTTAAAAAAGTATAAATGTGATGCAACTGATTTGTTATTCGATTTGCATGCTGCTATTGGTAGTAAGATATTAAGAGCAGAATACATATTAGGTATGACTACACAACAAGCATGTGCAATTTACGAAGAACATTTTAAAGAAAGACAAGCTTTGAGATATAGAGATGAAGCATTTATTGAAGTAGCCAAAAAGATATCACAAAATGTCAGTAAATGTCAGTAAATGTCAGTAAATGTCAGTATACCTATACTTTGCTATTAGGTATAATATATATGTAGAAGTTGCCACTAAGCGACTTTACTCACTCTTTCCTTTTGGAAAATCAAAACACAACAACAAGCGCACCCACATAAGAGTGCGCCTTTGTTGTATATGGGCGAAATGTGGTGTGGGACAATTCATCGATGGACACAGAGTAGCAGCGCAACCATATTTGATTAATGAGTGAAACACAATACTTTTTTTCTAATTTCAACTAAAGTATATGTTAAGAAAAAACTTGTAAAAATTACTGCAAAACTGATATGGGTAGGTCGAATATTTTCAACATAGCTTATAGATTTTAAATACGAACCTACCCTAATTGGTTTTTACATGTTGAATACTGACAACTAACTGGGCCTCCAAAGATTAGTCATATATTCTATTGTTACTTAACCTAACACAAGTACGATTCATAATAGTTAGTTGTTGGTATTGAGTGTGTAATGATCATTGAAAACTAGGTGTGTTTATTTTTAACTTTGTTTTTTCATAGTTGAACTCAATAGCATACATTGTCATGTCATCAACAACGCACCTAGTTTTGAGTAATTAATACAATCAAAATGAATAAAACTATCACATAATGAGGTATATCTACGTGGATATATCTCATTTTTTGTATAAATCTATCAGAGAGGTGTAAGAATGACACAGATACATTGCGATAGAAAACATTGTCTAAACAATGACAAGCACGGCATATGTACTGCCAAAACAATTGAATACAACGGCAGGTGTCAAACATATATTACACATGGTAGTGCAAGTAAAAATTTATGTGGTTTATGTGTTAGATCACATGGCAAGTTAAAAAGGAAAGGTGGCGAAGTGCTGAAATGATTAAAGCAATCAAACAATTCTTTGAAGATAGAAAGCTATTCAAGCAAGCAGCAAAGGACTTAAAAAATAAAGAACTACAAGCTAAGGCAAAATATGCTTATGAGCATCGTGGAGATAGCTTACTGACTATCATTGATTATTTAGCTATTCTGTGTGCGGTATTAATCGCAGTGGCCATAGTGTGGTGTTGGGTGTGAATTACCAACCAACAATAAGAAAGCTATTAACCGCATTACGAATGAATGGTAGGCGGTACGTTGTAGATACAAGGCAATCATGGAGCAAATATGATAAGCCTTGTAAGGTATATATAGTCAGTCGAATGTACACAGAGGAAGAGTACAAACTAACATTCCCTGAAAAGTACAAAAAGGGTAAGACCTTTAAACAAGGACAACTCTATAAAAAAGAAAGTGAGTATAGCAGTACTAAGCAACATGAAGTACTGCTATTTTTAGTTAGAACATATAAAGGTGGTGAGTAACATTGACGAATATAGAAGAATTAGCACAAAAACTAACTAAGAAAGAACGCATATTCGCTGATGAATACGTTAAGACCACCAATGGAACACAAAGCGCAATTACTGCTGGATATTCAGAAAAGACGGCAAGTGTAACAGCTAGCAAAATGCTAAGAAAACCTAAGGTACGCCAATATATAGATGCAATCATGGATGAGCGCAGCAAAGACACAATCGCAACGGCTGATGAAGTACTGGAATACTTGACTAGGGTTGTGCGTGGTGAAGAAAAAGATGCGTTTGGCTTAGATGTATCTGTTGCCGATAAAACGAAAGCAGCTGAACTGTTAGGTAAAAGACATATGTTATTTACCGATAAGGTTAAGTTGGATGCAGAAATAGAGATTGATATATCAGACCGAATGAAACAAGCAAGGGTGAAATCAGATGAAGTACAACAAGGCACAACTGATTGATGCGTTGGGTTCGTTCACTCATGATCCATTAGGTTTTGTATACTTCGCTTTTCCTTGGGGCGAAAAAGGAACACCACTTGAAAAGTTTAATGGGCCAGATGAATGGCAAATTAAAATCTTAAAAAAGATTGGTGATGAATTAAAGAAAGGCAAAAGCCTTTCAAAAGCAATAAAAATAGCAATCGCATCAGGTCATGGCATTGGGAAGTCAACATTAGTATCATTTCTTATTCTGTTTGCTATGGCTACACATGAAAATACAAGAGGTGTAGTAACCGCTAATACTGAAAAGCAGTTGTCTTCTAAGACATGGTCTGAGTTAAGTAAATGGTACAACCTATTTATAGCTAAGGAGTTGTTTGTTTATACAGCTACTGCACTGTTTAGTGCTGATAAAAAGTATGAGAAAACATGGCGGATAGATGCTATTCCGTGGTCAGAAAGTAACCCTGATGCGTTCGCCGGTCTACACAATCAAGGCAATCGAATACTTATTATATTTGATGAGGCATCTTCTATAGCAGACATCATTTGGGAAGTAGCTGAGGGTGCTTTGACGGATAAGGAAACAGAAATAATATGGTGCGCCTTTGGTAACCCTACCAAAAATAGCGGTAGGTTTAGAGAGTGCTTTAGGCGATACCGAAATTTCTG